ATTTCGCCATTATCTTTGTTAAAAACTACATATGCTATTTTTGACATTGTTCATACTTCCTAATTAAATCGTCTGTAACAAAATTATTTTCTGTGTAATGAAAAATAGTGTCTTGTAAATGGTTGCCTACCTTTACAGTTGCATCGTCGGTTACATAAGTGCCTACTCTGTCTTGCCAACTACTGGTTTGATGCCACCAGTTTTGTATTGCAGGTTTCATATGTACTATCATTGGTAGGTCTAATTTACTATTTGTAAACTGCGTGTCAATATCCATAATTTTTGCAGCAATCGCACAAGTAATATCCATACTAGGCATTTTAGGATAATATTCTTTACAGAAGTTACCATAGAATAATTCCCAATTATTACAAATAAGCTCTACCCACGTATAGTATTCTTTACAAAAGTCGTTTTTCTTGAAGTAATGTAAGGTATTATATACACTAGGTAGTCGGTTTGCAACAAATGCTTTTCTATAATGGTTGTTTGTTATTAATTCTTTTCTATAAGTAAAAACTCTTGACGGATAATATAAATTATAATTAATCATTAGACTCCAAAAGGATTCTAAATCTTGCTGCACTAGCACATCGCTATCTAAAACAATAGTTTCTTCATAAGGAGTAGCGTGATATAGCTTCCATCTATGCTCTGTTTGAAATCTGCTGTCAGTCTCTGCATACCAAGGAATATCTATTACGTTGTCAAACACCTTTTTATACTTGTTAGGTAGTTTATCGCTAGTAACAATACTTACAGGATACTTGTTTCCTGAAGCACGAATGCTTAATGCACACAAATAGGCTTGTTTTGTGTAATCTTTACCAGCTGCATAAATTAAAAATCCTCTATTCGGTAATTTCATCTATGCACCTATTTAAACTAAACTTATTCATTACGTGAACATTTGCATTTTTGATTCGCAACGGAGTATATTCTCCTTTATGTCCTTGTTTTTCTAATAGCAATAACATACTGTCACTATCTAATTTCCATAATATACTTTTATCTGTGGTATAATATAATATTCCTGGCATTGGATTTGCAAAATCACCTTGTGAATACCCGTTCATAATGTGTATTGCGATACTAAAACTATAATCATTCCTGTAATAAGGAGTATTAATTTGAAATATATTTGTGTAGTGCTGCCAGTTTTCCTGAATATGCTGTAAAAGATCAAAGAAAATTTTGTTTGCTTGTGTTTTTCTAAAAAATACACAAGTTGCCCAATAAAAATCTACACTAGTATCGGATATACGATCAAAAACATTAGCACGATCTATGTCAGCAATATCGTATGAGGTTTTATAAATTAAAAAATTGTGTTTTTGTGCAAAACACTGCTTTAATGTATCGTTACAGATCACTACATCGCTATCTAAAATTAATGTTTCATCGTAAGGAGATACTTCATATGCAAGTGTGCGAGTTTCGTTTTTAAATTGTAGTTTCTTTTCGACTAATGAGCCGTCGTTATATGTCCTAATATCGTGATCTTCGTGTTTTGACTTTGTTGTATACTCTATAACATCTTCATCTTTCCAGACAATGCTTATAATTTTATCAAAGACATCTGTTGCATCAGGATATTCTGTTAGCAAATATTCTGTACTATCAGTTACAATAGTTGTTGGAACATCTAAAAACTGTCGGACACGTTTTGCTAAAAAATATGCTTGTTTACAATAATCTATTTGTGCATTATTTCTTGCAAAAACTAATACACCTTTACTCGTACTCAACTAGCTTCTCCACGCTTCGATTTTTACGAAGTTTTTCATACTCGGCGTGATATTGATTTGCTGCTTCGTAATACGTAGTAGTAAGATCATCCATAAATTCTCGAACATCTTTTACCATAATCGGTGTTTCATTATCGTCTACAAATACAACATTAGTTTGGTTGTAATAATCTAACAAGAATTTACAAAACGTAATAAGTTCTTGTGTTACTGTAAATTGACCGCCGCCATAGTAATACATCGACTGTTCACGGAATTGTTCTTTTAGTATACGCTTTTGATTGTTCAACGTAACCATATAATTGGAAAACTCTAACGCTTTCTCTAATCGTTCATCCATAAGAGACCTCTATTGTTTAGTATAGTATATACTATAAATAGCCGTTTGTCAAGTATTATTGGAGTGTATTTGGAACAGTTACGGAAGGATTGCTTACTGCAACGTTAGAACCCGAAGCTCTACGTGTTTGAAATGTAACTGTGATGTCTAGATTAACATCTTCGTCTTGTGCTGGGCCAAATGGTGCTGGGGGAATTGACTGCTGATCGCCTGTGTCGTTATCTTCGAATGTTACCCTAAATTGTATTGTGCTAGAGTTTGTTGCTCTAGCTTCAATTCTGTATCTGTTTTCAGCATATACTGCGGCTGATCCTTGCTTTTCCATAATTGTTTGGTATGAAGTAGTTAATCCATAGTTACCAATTGATGTCAAAGTTACACCATTAGTAGAACCAGTTATTGTTGCATAGTTGTGGCCTAGCTGCACCTGTCCTGGATTAGCAATAATTGTTGCCCAGTCAGATGATTTAGAACCTGAACCGTTTGCACCAGCTGAACTAATTCTTAATTGTCCACCTGAGTTAAAAAAGTGTCTACGTTGGTTTGCACTACTAAACTGTGCCTGGAATACGCAACTAATAGTACCGTTCCAAGTACTTGTTCTTGTATCTGTTGCAATATTAGCAATAGTATCTTCACCTGGGTCGATATCAAAACGATTAGCTTCAATTTCGTCCATTCTTGCCAAGTAGTCGTTAAAGCCGCCGGCTGTATCTTGGTTTTCAATTGTATAAGCACCACTACCGTGTGTTACATCTGAACCTGTAACATCAGCACCAATTACATCACCTGCTTCAATGTTTGTAAGAGGAATATTATCACCAGTTTGGTGTGTCCAGCATTTTCCCATATCTGTACGTAAGTCGTCCATCTGTGCTGCTGTTACACTGTCGCCATCTCCGGCGCCTGCTGCGCTAGGTGCAGTAACTTGAGAGCTTGTTACAGCTTGTCCGTATCCAAAGTCTCCTGATCCGGTTCCTAATACTTGTTCAACTCTACTTTGTAAGCCATTAAACTGGGCTGCTGTAATATTATCGCCTGCTGTAACTGCCATTTTGTCCGTTCCTCATTATATGCTAGTATTATTTATACTTTTAGCACACACTCTACTAATTTCTCTTCTTCGTGATGATCTGACTCTAACGCTATTCCTACAATAGATCCACCGTTAATCGTTGTACTTGCTGTGCCTTCGGCATCTACATATACAGCTTGTCCTTTTTTCACTGGTCCTACTACACGTACTGGAACACGCCCTTTAAGTGCAATAGCTTGGCTGTCTTCTAAATCTTCATTCATAATAAGTGCAGGTTCAGTTGAAACAACACCCATTGCAATGTCTCCAATGTTAGCTGCTTCTACTTCGTGACCTTCGTGATCACAAACAGCAACTACTGTGCCAGGAGTTAGGTCTCCTGGTGTTGTGTATTTCTCTGCTAAATCAGCAAATTTTGCTGTAAGTGCAGTGCCTCGGAATAAATTTGCACGTAAATCACCGCTTGCATCACGTACTGCAACAGTATTTGCAGTTGTAGCAGTATCGCCAGATCTATTATTTCCGTTTACTACTAGTGCAGATGCTTTTTCAGATGTACCAATAAAGTTTGTAGCATATACACGGTTAAATCTTGCATTGTCTGCTCCTAAATCAACTGTTGAAACTGTAACACCGTCTGCTGTAAATCCTGGTTCAAAAGAGTTAGATTTAATCGAAAATGATCCCGGAGTGTCTGACGGTCTGTTAGTATCTGCTGTGTTTAGTGTGATTGATTTTAATGTAATTTTAGTAGCTGTATTTTGTAGCACTGCTTCGTTGTCATTTTCAATAAAACAACGTAAATCGTTTGAGTCACCTAAGGCATAGCCTTCATCGGCAAATTCTACTAAATTACTAAAGACAGTTGGTTGTCCTGGAGCAGATGTTACATACGCAGATGCATCAATGCCGTTTAGTTTTTTAGCGTTTGATGCTGTACCCCAGAAAAGATGTTCTGTAGATGTTACACCGTTAGTAGAAGCTAGTGTATTAATTAAAGTAATACCTTTTTTGATAATATCAAAACCAGGAATTCTATTTTCAGCATCACTACTATCAATAGTAAATTCGTCATTTGAAATAACGTGTACAACAGTATCATTAACAACAGAAACAATAACAGAATGGTTAACAGCTTGAGTATCACGAACTGAACGTGATTGCATTTGGGTTACGCCGTCTCCAGCGTCTTGTGGACCAACTAGAACAAAGTCTGATCCGTTATAAGCATATAATTGTTCGTTGTTTGTATCCCACCAAAAATCACCTTCAGTAAGACCTGATGGTGCTGTAGCAAGTACTTCTGCGCCGCCTGTAGTACGCCATTTTGTTCCGTCAAAGAACTTTAATTTACTTGCACTAGAATCAAACCAAATTTGACCACTAATTGCTTTTGGTGGTGCTGTTGATCCTGCAAAGTTTTCTAGTAAGAAAACAAAATTTTCATTTTGTATTTCACCATACCCTGCATAGTTCTTACCAACTAACTTAATGTCAGTTGTTTGATCTAGTGTCCCATCCTCAACTACTGTTAAGACTGTTCTATTGTATCTGTCGATAGTATATGCCATCTGTTCTAACCCCTGTTATATGTAATATTTATCCAGCTTTGAAATATTATGCTGTGCCTATCCAAGTCCAGGCCCCTCCATTTACTTCAAACGTCATTGTTTGTCTTGTTGGTGTCAAGTTAGCATTAGCGTTAACTGGACTAAAGTTAACATCTTGTACAACAGATTGTGCTGTTGAATCATCTGTTAACACTGATAGATAGCTCTTACTCATTGCAGATTGCACGTCAATACCTGTAACTTGTACGTTTGAATACGAAGTACAATGAATTCTTGCTCTAGTTCCATTTTCTTTTTCAGTTGCAGAATACAATGTTTCTAAAATAGCTTTAACATCATCATATGGATTACCTGTTGTTGGCTGTGTTAGTCCTGTAGTATCTAACATAAAAACAACAGGTTCGCTGTCAATTTGTGTATCTACATAAGATTTTGTAGCTGCATCAGTTGCTGCTGTCGGATTAAGAACATCAACAATTTTATTATTTGATACGCTTACATCACCCGACGAATCAATTGTTAATCCAGCGCCAGTTGTGCTAATTGTAGTTCCGTCAAGTTCTATATTATCAACTTGTAAATCAGTAGAGTGCCAACTTGTGCAAGTCCTAATGCAGTTGTAACTCCTGTTCCTAATGCAGTTGCACTTAGTACAGAATTATCGTTGATTTTAAATTCTCTTCCGCTTTCGATGTTCCAATTTAAATTTGCACTAAAACTATCAGTAGCTTGTTTATATAATATTGTTTTGTCGCCGCCATCTGATTTAATAATAATGCCGCCATTATCAACATCTGTATCACTGCCTAACGGACCTTCTCCTTGTCCTAATTCGATACTTTTATCTTCGACAGCGATATTAGTAACATTTACATATGTAGCATCACCATTTACACGCAAGTTACCTTCAATTATTGCATCTCCAGTAGCGTGAAAGTCTCCTGATAAGTCTAAAGTATACTGTGGTTCATCAATGAATAAACCAATTCTATTAGCACTTCCGTCAATCTTTAACGCATTTGAAAAACTGTTTCCCGATCTTGTTCTTAATGCAATATCAGTGCCGCTTTGCTGTGTTTCTAGTGTAGTTGTAGTTCCTACAATCTTAAGAGTCATATACTCAGTATCAGCGATACCTACACTTAATCCTGCACTATTTTTAATTCTAATACTACCTGTAGTTTCGCCGTTTGCACCTGTAGGCAAAAAGTCTGCAGATGTAAATGCAGTGCCATCTGGATCAATAAGTGATAAGGCTTCTTGAGAAGTGCCTCTATATATAAAGTTTGCATCGACTAGGTTGAAGCCTTGTCTGTAAAGTTGTCTTTTTGGGATAACAATGTCCTCGGCATCATCTGGGAAGCCGGGTATCTTGTTATCTCCTGCTAAACGAAATTCTTCTTTTGTAATAACACCAAACAGTGTACCACCAATAAATATCTTTAGTACAACACGCTCACGTGCTGAAATATCAATTACTGATGCAACTTCAAACCCTGTTTGCCCTTGTCCTGCATCATAATCCGGACCAACTAGTACTAAGTCTGTACCATCAAAAAAGTACATTTTGTTGTTTTCGTTATCAATCCAAATATCACCTGCAACCATATTAGGTCTAGTATTGCTTACAATCGGGCCACCAGCAGTTCTAAAAGTTGTACCATCATATAGTTTTAATCTTGCTTCGCCGCTATCATACCATATCTGTCCTGTTAACGGATTACCTGGTGTTTGTGTGCCAGCAAAGTTCTCTACTACCTTAATAAAGTTTTCGTTGATAAACTCTCCAAATCCTCTATAGTTTTTACCTACTAGAGTGATATCTGTAGTTGTTGTATCAATAATACCGTCTGCTAGTTCTACTAGTAATTCACCGTCGGATTTGTTTAATTTATAACTCATTTATTATGTCCTACCTGTATAGATAATGTAGTTCAACGTTAATGTTGGATTCATAATATTCAGCGGTTGTCCTAAATCTTCAGCATCAGTCAAAATACCACCACTGTTAGGTAATGCTTGTCCGTTACCGCTTGCATTAGGTGCATCATAAACAATGGCTTCATTGTCATTTGGTGTACCGCTAATATCTCTTATGCCGTAGTATTGATCCCCACTATCGCCTCTCATATCGTGTTTGTGTTCTGGTAAATTTTCAATAGCAATAGTTTCAAGTTCAGAACCACCAATTTGTCCTATACCTTGTGCATAGTCAGCTGTAACTACTCCTGCTGCATTATCTCCCATATTATCAGCACCAAGAGGTAATCTACCTCTTAAATCTGGGACTTTAAAAAATCCTGCTGTTACGGTAGTACGAGCTCCGAATGCATATCCAATCGTTTCGAATAAGATTCCATATTCAGAAATTCTAACTTCTTGACCGTCACATAACAACCACGATTGAGGAATTGTTGAACCTGCATAAGGCATAAGCACACCCGGAGGATTTACAGGAACAGCACTTAGCAAATTACGTCTTGAAATTTTATATAACCCTGTATTACCAGTTGTTCTGTTAACTAGGAGTTCGTCGTCAATTTGCGACTCAAATGTTTCGTCTTTACCTGAAACAATTTCGTTTGAAATTGTTGTGTTAAAAATCTTTAGTGTTCCGTCTGTTTGACCATCGAAAACAACATCAACATCGGTAGCAACGTCACCTGCAATTCTAAAAGCAGTTGCAGACGTTAATTTGTTTGCAGAACCTGCAATACCTGAAACTGTACCGTTTACGTTACCTGTTAAGTTACCAACAAATGTAGTTGAGTACACATTACGCCATTTTGATGCAGGAGCACCTAAATCTCTAGTATTGTTACCATCTGGAATAGTATTTGCAAGTGTAGATACTCCAAGTATTTGTGCTGCGCCGCCAACATTTAAGTTTCTTGCGATACCAGCACCACCTTTTGCAATAATACTACCTGTATTAGTTGTAGAACTTTGTGTTGTACCGTTTACAAATAGATTTGAATCTGTTTGAATATTGCCTGTTACATCAAGTGCTTCGTCTGGTGCAAGATTGTTTATTCCGATACGCTGTGTTGAATCAACACGTAGTACTGTTTTAGTAGTTCCGCCTGACTTAACTTGTAAGTCAATGTTTGACCCTTCAATTTGGTGACGAATAATACCTGCTTGTCCATCTACTCCAATGTTAAGTGCAGCATCAGTTCCTAAAATAATACCTGTATTGGCTTGAACGTTAATAGGAAATAGTGTTGTACTAATAACATCACCGCGTAAAAAGTTTCCTGCTGCAACTGGCGTGTTGTTTACAATTAAATTTTCTGCTTTTTCTGTTGTTCCGTAGAATTTAGGTGAAGTTCCGTTACCTAAAAAGTCTCTTGTTGACAAGTTAATTCCCGGATTTATAACTGTATATCCTGGAATAACAACCTTAGGTGTAAAACTATCTGCACTAACAATAGCTACTGGTTGAGCATTTACTTCAACTTGTAGTACTGTGTATGTTCTGTTATCAACACCTACTACTGATAAAGGTGTTGCACCTGTAGATAAACCATCACTAAAGTTAGGACCTACAAGTACCCAACCCGAACCTGAGTTAAGATAAAGTTGTTGATTGTCTGTATCAACCCAAAGATCGCCTGTTGTGCCAGCCTGGCCAGCGTCTGGAGGGCTAGGTGATTTGTTTAGGCCGCCTGCCGGAAGCCAAACAGTTCCGTCATATACTTTAAGTTGTGGTTGTGATAACGTAGTATCATACCATAGTTGGCCCTCTGTTGCTCTAGCCGGTTCTGTATTACTTGCAAAATTTTCTAATAGATGTAAAAAGTTTTCGGCAATTGACGATCCATATGCTGTTGTATTCTTTCCAGGAAATTTTAAACTAGTTGTTTGATCAATAGTATTATCAATAACAGTAATTGTACCGTTATTTGCTTCGTCGGAGTATGGAATTGTATATGGCATCTACTAAACCTCGTTAAAACCTGATAGCGACTGTACTCTTACTGTATAGTCTACTTGAATTAATCTATTTAAACTCTTTTGTACAGGATGGAAGATAACGTGTGTAAGTAAACGTCCTGTGCCTTGAGCCGAGTAAGCTCTAAGTCCTAATTCATCAAAAATAAATGAACTAGTTTCGTCTGTTGCATTATCAAATGCATCTTGGCCACTTGGTTCACCGTAGTCTAATAAGCAGCTAATTAATACATCTGTATAATTTGTACCGCTAATATGTCTTGTTTCAATTTTGTTACGAATTGGATCTAAGTTATTCACACTCTGATCGTCAACTACTTTTGAATATGTTTGATTATATAAACTAGCATTTGTGCCTGTGCTGTTTGGTGTTAAATATGTGATAATACCAGTAGGGTCAACGCTAGTTCCACCATTACCAAATGCCATCTCATAAATCCACCCAGTTCCACCGTTACCGATTGACTCAGCTAATGAGATACTCATATTTTCGTAATGGATAGCATTACGCTTATCTACTATAATATCACCACTTTCGGGATCACTTATCTTAATGTGCCCTTGTAGTAATACTCCGTTTAAATCTTTAAAGTTGTCTGCCATATTATCTTTCCTGCTATACTATTTATCGTGGTAGCTCAGTTGTTTTGCCGCGTAAGAATTTAGCAACGTTAGATTCGCTTTGAGCAATTGATTCTCCGCTATCAGACCAAGTTCTACCAATATTTCTAAAGATATCTACAGTTGTTCCAATAGGCGGTGGTGTAGTTAATCTAACATATGCACCTATATTCTTATTTACTGCAAATTCTGCTTCTAGTATTGTATCTCCTTCCGGACTATCTTGATCTAAGTAGTTATAACTATCGATGTATGTTTTGCGTAATCTACGTCCTGCAACAAATACTTCGATATCTTGTGCCTCCCAGTATTCATCTGGAATACTATCTCTATACCAATACTCACCACTAGCTGGATTAGGAATAGGTGCATACGGTAATAGGATCTGCACATATTTAATGCCTCCTGGAACTACAAAGCTAGTTTGTGGTGTATCAATAGGTACACTTGTAAAAGGATTTACTACAATTAAATCGTAGGCTCCTGGAACATTAAATCCTGGAACATCAAATTCTAATTGCGTACTACTAATATATCTTGTAGTAGCTTCAGTTTCTCCTACAAAAACTTTTACACGATCTGTAAATCCTTCACCTGTTACTGTACAAATTTGCTCGTATACTCCTTCGACTCTAACAGGAAATGCTGTGTTATTGTTAAAGTTGTATTCGATATTTGTAACATTCATTCCTTGACTATTTTCATATTCTTCAGAACCAGTATTGTATCCTCCTGATATTGCTGACACTCTGTCGGTTTCGTCTTTGTAAGGTAATGTTGCTCCTGGACCTTGTTCCATAAACATTGTACCGGCTTCGTACACATCTTTAATGCCTGTACCTAGTGTACCCCTACGAAGTTGCAATAGTGTATTATTTTGTCTGCCAAAGTATTCGATACGTTCACCTTCAATAAAGATAACACCTGGGTATTTTGAATCTGTTTCTGGATCTGGTAAATTGTCTGCATCAACAACTTCAATTGTTTTATCATACCAATTAAGCGGCTGTGCTAAATGATGAACTTCTTGCAAACGCTTGTAGTGTGTTCTGTTAAGCATATCTTTGAACTGTCTCCAGCCAAATTTGTCAACAACAATAGTTTCTGCAAAATGTATTACCTGCAACTTGTCGCCTTCTACTGGTTGT